CAATTAAATCTCGACAGAACTTTCTAAAAATCTGATCTGCCCAACCAATAGACAATAGTCCGGTAGCTCGCTGTAATGTCACAGCTGGCTCCCATTCACTTTTAGGACTATACAATAAAGAAGAAAGAAGTTTCCTTCGATCATAATATGGTAGATTCATTCCGTTTACATTTATGGTATGTGCTGACAAGTAGTCAAGTTCAGTAGCTTTACGAGCTTCCATACTATCTGTAGTTGTTATAATTCCCAATGGTGCCCACTCAGCTATCACTGACTTGGCATTATAGAAATCATGACACTCATCAGAAACCGTCCATGTATTATCATCACCCGTTAGTGCCTTTGCTGTTTCATTTTCAAAATGTGAATAGTTGCTATACTTCTCTGGACACCTCCGTATCCACGCATACGCAAGCAAAGCATACAAAATCAAAGTATTATCAGTCACTGTATTAACAGATCCTGATGGATTTCCACCTGTTTTCATCACAAAAACTCCTTCTGGAGTTATAATTATACTATTAACCAGATTTCTATAATATACTTGTATCTTGATTTTATTTGCAGGAGTTTGCAACTCCTTTTTCAACATCTTAAATCTTAACAATGCACAATACCACATAAGGTAAGCCCTTAGACTACTATCATATTCAGTTTCATCTAATGCATAACCATTTGGATGTTTTGACAATTTTTTTAAGCAAACGATTCCAATTTCCACCATAAACAGACATTCCAACAGTCGAAGCAGTTTGCAAATGACTTGCATACATTTTCTCATTCATATCAACAAAAAGTCGAGTTCCATGCACCACAGCATCAACTCCAGCACTAAGAAATGTTCTTATCTTATTAGCTTTGATTTTTTCAATGGGTCTTAGCTCTTCTTTTAATGCATTAGTAAAAATACATGTCCAGTCAAGATCCATCTTATTCCAATCTTCTTCAAGCCAATCAGAAAGCTCAGGATGAGCATCAAACAAATCACGCTTCTTATGAAAATGTTGATTAAAAGGAGCCCCACTACTAGTGGTCATATCTAAATGATTTATTGCTTCTTCCTGTGAAATGATATCTGAATTTCCCATGTATGGATAGAAATGTCTAAAAGTCCAACTCCAGGCCAATTCCATCGCAAACGCTTGTTCGTGATCCATTGCTGGAACACTTTTCCCGTATTTCGACAATGACTTGTATGCAGCTGTTTGATTTGGATGTGGAATTCCCCATTCTTCAGGTATCGCAACATCTATCTGATCAACAAAACAGCGCACTATT